TGCCCACGTAGAGGACGTTTGTCAGCAGGCTGTGGAGCCGGCACTTGTCGAAGGATAGGCCACCACGTCGCCGGCCGTCCCGCGTCGTCCATGCCTTGTTGCGCCAACCGCGGCGCTCGAGTTCAGCGACGACAGGGAGGAGTGCCCCCAGCTCGAGGTACAGGTCGAAGATCTGTCGGACGCGGGATGCCTCGGTGGCGTTGATGACCAACTTGGGGCCGCCGTTAGACCGGTCCACGTCGTACCCGAGGATCGGCGTGCCGCCGGTCCATTTGCCCTTCTGGCGCGACGCCGCGATTTTGTCGCGGATGCGCTCGCCGATGATCTCGCGCTCGAACTGAGCGAACGACAGCAGGATGTTCAGCGTCAGCCGACCCATCGACTGCGTCGTGTTGAAGTGCTGGGTCACCGAGACGAATGAGACGTTGTGGCGCTCGAAGACGTCGACGATCCTGGCGAAGTCCATGAGCAAGAACCGGATCAAGCCGATGCTCCGGCTGATCCCGGAAGTGGCCGAGAAGGTGAACCAGGCCGAGTCGGAGACGCTGGAGTTCCAGTTTCCGGGCATGTCGGTCGCCCTTGCTGGGGCCAATTCCCCGACGGGCTTGTCCTCGAGGCCGGTCCGGGTCGTGTTCCTGGACGAGATGGACAAATACCCGAGGTATTCCGGGAAGGAAGCGGCGCCGGCTGAACTGGCGAAGGAGCGGACCAAGACCTTTCACAACCGGAAGATCTTCAAAACCTCGACGCCGACGACGAAAGCGGGGCCGATCTGGATGGCGAGAGAGTCGGCGGATGAACTGCTGGAATACTTCGTTCCGTGCCCGCATTGCGGGAAATGGCAGACGCTGAAGTTCAAGCGTATCAAGTGGCCGGAGGAAGTCCGGGATCCGGAGACGGCGCGGGGGTCCGCCTGGTACGAGTGCGAGGAGTGCGGCGGGAAGATCCGCGACAACCAGAAGATGGACATGCTTCGGGCCGGAGAGTGGCGGGCGACGAGATCCAACGGCCACCGACGATCGGTGGCCTACCAGCTCAATGCCCTTTACAGCCCCTGGACGACGTTCGGGGATGTGGCAGCAGAGTTCCTCCGGTCGAAAGATTTCCCGGAATTACTGATGAATTTCGTGAATTCGTGGCTGGCCGAGCCGTGGGAGCCAAAGGCGTCAAGGTTCCGCTCGGACGTCGTCATGGAACACCGCGGCGACTATCTCCGGGGCACGGTTCCGAAGGCGGCCCAACTGCTGACGCTTGGGGCCGACGTCCAGCTGGATCACTTCTGGTATGTCGTCCGTGCCTGGGGGCAGGGGCTGACGTCGTGGCTGGTGGACGAGGGCCGGGTCGAGACGTGGGATCAGCTCGAGGAAGTCCTCCAGCGGGAATACAACGCTGAAGGGGATGCCCCTTCACTGATCCAGCTGGCCCTGATCGACTCCGGGTTCCGGACGGAGGAGGTCTACCAGTTCTGCGCGGAACTGGAAGGGGTGGCGATCCCCTCCAAGGGGGCGAACATGAGGCTGACCTCGCCCTATCGGCTATCCTCGGTGGACAAGGCCGCCGGCGGAGACCTGAAGATCGTCATTGTCGACACGCATTATTACAAGGATTTCCTTGCCGGGCGCTTGAATAAGGGTCTGGGCGAGCCGGGAAGCTGGCATGTGCCTTCCGACATCGACCGGGAATACGCCGACCAGATCTGTTCCGAACAGAAGGTCTCGGAAAAGGACGGCAAGGGGCGCCTGATCGAAAAATGGCAGAAAATCTCGTCTCACAGCGCGAACCACCTGCTGGACGCCGAGGTCGGGGCTGCTTGCGCGGCTGAAATGAGCGGAGTTCGCTACCTGAAGCCGCCGGAAGCGCCGTCGGAGCCCAAAACCGAGGCAAAACGGCCCGAATCCGGCCGGAATGGCTGGATAAAGCGAGGGAATCAACCGTGGATTCACCGATAAAAGGCCCCTTCGGGGGTCTTTTTTTGTGCCCGAAAACGGGGAGGGAGGAGGTGAAGGTCATTGGCAGATGTTGATACCTACACGGCGCAGCTGACGAGCGTCAGGGCCGCCATCCTGGCCATCGAAAGCGGGGCCCAGGACTACACGATCGGCGGGGGCAGGGTCACGAAAGCGGACCTCGCGACGCTGTACAAACGGGAATCGGAACTGGAAGGGAAGATCGCCGGCGAAACCTACGGAACGCGGGGGCTCGCTCAATGGCCGGGGAGATGAGGACGAGGGCAGAGGCGAAGCCGCCCATCCTCGAGCGGATCATCGCGACCCTTTCGCCGAAGTGGGCCTTCGACAGGCAGCTTTTCCGGTCGGCACTCGGCCGGAATTACGACGCCGGGGCGAACGACCGCTTCTCCGGAAACTGGATGCCGGTGGCGAACGCGACGGCAGAGGAAACGGCGGCGCCCTATCGCGACCGGATCAGGGGGAGGGCCCGTGACCTCGAGCGGAACAACGACCTGGTCATTGGGGCCCTGGACACGTTCGACCGGAATGTCGTCGGGTCGGGGATCCGGCCCCAGGCGTCGATCCTGAAGGCCGGGGGCGACCAGAACGAGCGGCTGAACGAGCAGGCCGAGGCCCTCTGGAAGCATTGGGCGAAGCCCGGGAACTGCGACACCACTGGGCAGTCCACCTTCTACGAGCTTGAAAGCCTCGCCATGAGGCGAAAGGCCACCGACGGGGAAATCTTCATCCGGCGGATCACGCCCAAGAAGGCGCCCGGTCAGGTGCCCCTGCTGCTCCAGATGCTGGAGCCCGACCTGCTGGACACGGTCAAGACGGACAACGGCAAGAACAAGGTCTACGGCGGGGTCGAGGTCGACGATTTCGGGCGA